ATAGCCTTGTTAGCTGTGTCAATGAACACTAGGTATGGCTCACCTGTCTGCATACGCAGGTCAAGTATTTTCTGCCACAGATATTTAGCAGACACTGTCTCTACCACCTCACCACTGGCAGGATTCTTAAGCTGAAAGCTATCATCAAAGTCAGGATCTTTCATGGCCTTCTCAATGATGGTCATGAATTCATCAGTGATGTTGATTCCGTGATGCAGGTTCAGTGTGCGTACATTCTGATCACCTGTTGGCTTACGCATCTCCAGAAACTGGATGATGTCTGGATGGTGGATATCTAGATAGGCAGCATAGCTGCCCCGTCTCGTGCGTCCTTGACGGTAGGCCAATGAACTAGCATCATAGATCTTAAGGTGGGGCATAACACCAGTAGACTTATCATCGCCATTACGGATACCAACATGAACCCCGACACCACCACCATACATGGATAGCCAGTTAGTTTCTGATAGGTTATCGACCAAGCCTTCTGCACTATCATCCATATAGTTAAGGAAGCAGCTAATAGGGAAACCACGCTTAGAGCGACCAAAAGATAGGATAGGTGTAGAGTAGCTAAGCCAGTGCTTACTACTATAGTCATACAATCTCTGAGCATGCTCTTGACTTGACGCAAACGATTCCGAAACATATGCAAATCTTTCTTGAGGACTAGCCTCTTTATCCTTCATATAACTCTCTCTTAATCTCTGAACACCTAGCTCATCAAACAATGCGTCCCGAGACAGGTCAATGTTGACCTTAAACTTTACCATAGAAATACTCCTGATAGGGTGGAAAAAATGGGAGCCGAAGCTCCCGAAAGGAAAGGTAGTTATACCTCAGATGGCTACTGCTTGCTATGCTGTAAACAGTGAAGGGAATAAGTTAGTTAGTACCCTCTTACATTCTTCTGCCACTTCACGATGTTCTTTCTGTGTTGCTTTATCACAACGGATATCAATGTAGTGCATCCAGCTTCTCAATGTACCATTCATGTACATCCTACTGGTGGTCATACCTTCAGGTAACACCTTTCGTGCCACCTCCTTGGCTATGCCCATGCCTAATGCAGCCTCATAGGACCGCTTAGAAGCCCTTAAAACGTCCTGCTGTAGCTCTTGCCATACCCTCATCAGTTCACGGTCCTGTACAGGGATAGAGTTCTGTCTGTTCTTCTCATCCTGTAGCCTCACCTCACTGGTTTCATAGTGTGAGGAGATGGCATAGCGTTGTGAGAATTCTTGAAAGCTAAAGCTTCGATGGCGTAAGATTTGACGGGCAATATCACGGGTGGTTGTAATTTCCATACAGACATTGACCATCTCAAATGGACTCCAGTGTTTGTTGTCCATCAAATACTTCAACAGTTTAGGTGCTGTCTCAGGGTTGTCCTGATTCTCTGGGTTGCTCACCCTCGCCATGTAAGCTATCAGATGTTCCGCATTCGGTGTTGCCCATATCAACGTCACCCACATATTTTTCTCCCTCTTTGATACCATTCTTAAGAGCTGTAATTATACCGAGGTTGAGCAGGATGTTACGCTCTTCCCAATTTAAATCGAAGTGATAGGTTGCACTACCATCATCATGCTCTGCTAACATTTCTACATTCATTTCTTTTTCCTTTCTGCTTTCTCTTCTTCTGTCTTCACCTTATGGCATGGCTTACACAACACCTGTAGGTTTTCTATCTCACAGAAGATACGATCAATGAACATGTCCCAACTAACAAAGCCCTCTGTTGGTGATACTACTGGTAGTATATGATCTACCTGTACATCAGCAGCAACAAAATGCTTCTTACATTTGGCACACTTGTAATGCATTGCCAACTTGCCTGTCTTCTTGTTAGTCTTCCTACCAACGAAAGCTTCTTTCAAAGCTTTGAATTTAGGAGGCCAACGCCTAGATGCAGCTCTCAGTGCTGAGGTGACAAAGCTTCTAAACCTAGAGTCTGTCCACTCACCACCATTTCTTTTCTTATCTACCAATTTGTGTATCAACTAGATGCGACATGTCAGCAGCATCGTAATGCACAAATAAATCTCTAGCTATTGCTAGTGCTTCTTCAATATCTAAAGCAACAAACTCAGAGAGATACCTATCATATTCCCCCTCAGCTACATGCTCAACGACATAGCCATTACTGGCTTCTCGAATTGTTACAGAGTTAACTTTCATTCTAGTCCTTCTACATCCACATGACGAAAGATAATCTCATGTGCATCCATTCTTTCCAATGAGGCTGTTAGGTTCTCAATGAGTACCTCGCTCAACACTTCTTCATTCAGATAGACATTAGGCAGGTCTTCTGGTTTAAAGAATACTTTTAAACTAATGTCTACAGCAATCATAATTTTTCCAGTCTTTCTTCTACAAGTCTAGCATACCCAATGATGTCATGCCATGAGTCATGATACCAAGGATCACCATTAACAATGCGAGAGATTTTGTTACAGATGAGATCAAGGCTTTCCTTCATATCATCATCCATCTCTTTCCATTCAGCACCAGACCTAATAGTTTCTTTCAGGGCTTGTGAAACTCTAGAGACATCTTCTTTGTAATCGCCATACCTAACGCCTCGTTGTATCAATGTGTCATCTACATTCATTGGACACCTCCAACTGTCTTGGTGTCAATGGTGAAACTATTATCACCAAAGCTGTCATGGTCTGCGTTATAAAAGAAGTCACCAACATCGCCAAACATCTTACCGCAATACTCAACAAGTTTGTCAGCAAGTTTCTCATCTTCTTCCATATGTGGTATCACTGATGCCAATATCGTAGCCATACCAATTAAATTGTTTATAGCTTCTTCACTGATAGTGAGTGGACCAAAGCCACTGACTAACACTTGAAAATTATTTGTATACACCCCATCCACAATAGTAGGACGGAGGATCAGAGCAATGTCATTTGGCTTTAAGCTTGTGGAGGCTGCCATATTTGTCCTTCATATCTTCGTAGAAAAAGAAGCCGAGCATTCTCTAAGACACGCTCAGCATTACCCTCATAAGCTTCCAACACTTTGTTGTACAGCTCAAGTTCATCTGTTGTGTCCCCAATTATCTTGGCTGCTTTCACTGGACCAACACGGAACAATCCTTTGATGTTATCAGCAGCATCACCTGTCAGCATCTGCGTATACAACTTAACCAGAGCTTCCTCTGGTTTGATGTAGTAGCCTAGATGTTTTACAAAGTTGTAATGCCAACCAACAATCTGATCTAAGTCTTTGTCTAAAGACACAATGACACAATTGTCACCAAGCTTTGTAGCTTCAATGGCAATGGTGTCATCGGCTTCTTCACCCTCAGATATAGAAGCATTCCATTCTTTAACAAGATAACTTCTAAGGAAAGCTAGATGCTTTGGCTTAGGCTTGTCCACTCTATTGCCCTTGTAAGGAACAGTGGTAGCTATCTCATATCGGAAGTTGTTCTTACCTGTGAGGTGCATACTCCAACTATCCACGAAGCAATCAGGATAGATGTTATCAACACCGCACATGAGAACATCAACAATTAAACGATCCAGTGTACGCTGTGCCGTTGCTTCGTCTTCGTCCTCACATGCTGATGCTGCTCGATAGGCGAAGATGTCGCTATCGAACAAGGCTTTCATTTACAGAACATCCTCATCGTCTGCACTGATGCCACTGGCTGCAGAGTATTCAACCAAGTCAGTGATGACCAGCTTCTTCAATGAAGGACTAACACCTTTCTTGTTCTTGTATGTCCAAGAATAAGAAGACACTAAGGCTTTAGCTTTGCTACCATTGCCAATTGCTTCAGTGATCTCATCATTGTCTGTGTCATAGACACGGATAGGCTTCTCTGATTTGCAAGTGATGTACTTGCCCATGTCAGCCTTCTTTTCTTCACCAGTCTGAACACTGATACCCATGTCTTCCAGTGCTTCAACAGCAGCATCTGACAAGTTGCACAAGTTCAGTTGGAACTTGCCGGACATGTCATTCACCTTGTTGTGTTGACACCAGAACACATCAGCCTTAATCTTAATGGCTTTCTTTTCTTCACTCATAATATTCTCCAATATGAAAACCCACTTGTAACGTCAGTGGCACTCACGCCAATTGTTTCCGACTTTTCCTTCGGCATCAACTGGACACCGGAAACCTAAAGCTTCACCTGCCTTGGTTGCTGCTTGCTCGATGAGCCTAGCTGCTTCCTCTGCCTGATCTTCCTTAACTTCCCACTGTGTTTCGTCATGAACAAACGCTAATAGTTTAGCATCTATTCCCTTTTCTTGCAACAACTTTGTTGATTCAATAAGCCATTGCTTAGCTACGATAGCACCTGCACTTTGTAGCAAGGTGTTCAATGCAGCATGCTCTGACCTAACCCACACTCGCCTACCATCTAAGGCAGGTAAGTGACCCTTAGTCATCAGCTTAGATATCTTCTTCTTAAGCTCAGCAAGGCCGGGAGTATTATTGATAAAGCTATCAATAAGTTTCTTGCCTCTGCTACTGTTACCCCCAACAATGCTACCTGCCTTAGCTGCACCTGCACCATACAACACACCATAGGTGAGAGTCTTGGTGGTGTTCCTAGCCTTCTTATGCTCAGGATTGTTATCATCCTTGACAGTGCCACGTTCTACTAAGCCAAAGCTCTGTGCATTAAACCAGTGGATATCACCCTTAAGTAACTCATCAATCCATTCCTGATCCCTAAGGTAGTGACCAAGGCAACGAAGCTCAATGCCTGACAGGTCAACACCCACCTGCTTATACCCTACAGGCACACACCACATCTCTCTGCACTCAGCACCGAAGGGACTACCCACTGCAGGAACCTGTGCCATGTTAGGACTACTGTGTGTAGCTCTGCCTGTCACTGCACCATTGGTAGTGACTCTGCCATGCACCCTACCATCATCACCTACTAGTTCAAGCCAACTACTTATCTGAGCAACACGCTTTTGAATCATTAAGTATTCAGCTACAAGCTTTGCTTCAGGTAGGTCAATCTTCTCAAGTACAGCTTCATCAACTATCACGTTGCCTTTGTCTGTCTTCTTTGTAAACACCACACCAAGACCTGCCAATCGCTCAGCAATTTGCTGCCTACTGCCGGGATTAAAAACGGTAATCTTATCCTTGAGTTGCTTGCCTGTCTTCTCAGAGATACGTTCCTCTACGATGGGAGGGAATACTTGCTGCATGCTTTCTTCAATGTCAGACATACGCCCACTGAGGGTAGCATTCAACACCATAGCCTTAGGCATATCAAGCATGAAGCCATTGTCTTCCATGCCACGGCAGATTAGTGCCACCTCATGCTCAAGCTGAATGCTCTGCAGGGAAAACCCTTCCTTCGTCATGGTTGTTGTCAGAAAGTTGTACAGTTTTTCTAAGAGTTGAACATCTTGTTCACAGTAGGTAGCCATCTCTTCTGACCATCCACTGTCGAAGTCAGTGAAGCCAATCTTGTAGCTGCTTAAGCGATAGCCCCATGCCTCTAGGCTATGTGGTGTTGGGGCTTTGCCCTGCTCAGGAATAACAAGATCAATGTCGGGCTTGTACAGGCGTGACATCACCAATGTATCCACCAACTTGTTGGCAGGAATGCCAACACCCCATACCTTTTTTAGTATGGGAGCATCGAAGCCAATGATGTTGTGGCCTACCACTTGCTCACCATCTAAGTATTGTTGCAGGGTGTCGGCTTCCCGCCAGTGTCTCACTTCACCAGTGGTGTTGTGCTTAGTAACACACAACCAAATGGTGTCATGTTTCAGGTTTGTCTCTATGTCTAAGAAGATCATTGTCATTGTCCTTATCATTTTGTCGGAGGTTATCAACATATACCGACTGTTTGTAATCTTCTACTGAATCTCTACCGAAGATGGCATTCCATCTAGTAGCCCACTCATCATCACCTCTTGACTTAGGACGCTGAGCATTTCCCTTTCCTCCATCACTCATACCTTTGCCACACCAGAACAGGTGTGTCCTCTCCTATGTATGCACCCTCAATGTTGAAGAGGATGTATTCATTAGCTTCCTCCTCAGTCATACCGTCCCTATCCACAAATACTTTGATCATCAGATCAGCATCGTAGACCAAGACCTCCACTCTCTTGTTGCCATTCCATACGGAAGCTTGTCCTAGTATGGCATCGTCAAGGCCATCCCATTGTTTCATAGCATCATCCCTTCTATTGCATCATCAATCTCAAACATTCTGCCAGTGTCTTTATTGTAAAGCAAGCTGCATGCAGGACCAGTTTGTCCACTGTATCTATTCTTCAACACTCTAACCTTGGTGGTGTTACGTTCAATGGGATCATCGTGCTGACCATTCCTCTCAAGCGACACAACCATGTCACTAAGCTGTGCTATGGCTGCACTACCCCTAAGCTGAGCTAGGCTAGTGACTGCACCTTCCTCATGTCCCTTGTCTGATGGACGCTTGAGATGGCTAACAATGATGAGAGCTATGTTAGTTTCCTGCACAAGCATGCGAAGCTTGGTCATGATTTCATCAATGGCCTTACGCTCATCACCATTGTCCTGACTGGATACGATGATGGATAGGTGGTCTAGGAATACATACTTACACCCCAATCCCTTAGCCATATACTTCACACGATTAACAATGTTCTCAATGGCTGTGCTACCAAAGTGATCAAAGAAGTACAAGCGTCCAGTGCCTAGTGTCTTTTCAAATGCGTCCTTGCGTATGGCATCAGATACCATAGTTGTAGGTAGGTGCATAGGCAAGTCAGCAGCTAGACTCATCATAGACAAGCCTGTCTTTCTCACACTCTCTTCCAAGAACATCAAGCCAATGTTCTCACTGCTATTCTGTAGCAGATGCCACACTATTTCCCTTAAGGTTTGACTCTTACCTAGTCCACTACCTGCTGTGAATGTAACCAGTTCACCTGCTCTGATGCCATAGGTTATGTCGTTGAGTCCCTTCCAAGGATAGAAACAGTCTGCTTCTTCCATTGGTTTAGATACCAACTCCCACAACCCAGTGCCACTGACAATCCCATCAGGCACGAATGGCTCTGCTGCCCACCAACGGGATACAAATGCAGCTTCCTTGCTTTCAGCAAGCCACTCACATGCATCCTTGTATGAGGGATCAGGTTTAAATATCTTGCACTTACTACCAAACAATTCAGCAACTTCCTTTGCTGCCTTCTGCCCTGCCTCATCACCATCAAAGCAAAGCACCACAGTTTCAAAGCTGTTGATGTATTCGTAGTTGGCCTTGGCATCTTTCAATGCACTACCCGCACCTGTGCGTATAGACACCACAGGATACTTACTACCTGTCAATTGGTATGCAGCCAATGCATCAAACTCACCTTCAGTGATGGTGAGGTACTTGCCATTGGATGGGTATAGGTTCTGTCCAAACAATGTACCCTTGCTCCACCCACCCACTGTTGTAAACTTCTTATCCTTCACCTCTCTACGCTTAGCTGCCACCAGTTGGGTGTTGCCATCGTAATAAGGGAAGTAGTAATAGCCACCACTGCGAACAACACCATAGCGTTCCATCGTGGCTTTGTTAATGCGTCTGTCTGAAACAGACACACTAACACCTTCGTTGTAGTCTTTAACAAAAGAGCTTGTGTCTTTCGTTTCTGTATCAACATCAATCACTTCAAGTCTTTCATTGTTCGTTGAGGGAATGTATGTATCACATACAAAACATTTGGTGGACATGTCATCGTTGATGGACAAGCCATCACTACTGCCACATGTCTCACAAGGTAGGTGGGTTTTTAGAAAAGTCATGGCCCTTGTAAGTTACTTTGTTAGTCTTTAATACTTGTTCGTATCCGTTAAACAGCTTATTCATTCTAGCATCGTGTAAGCTGTGTAATCCAATTAATAAATTGGCAAGCTCATCTTCAGTAGGATGCTTCTCTCTGTCCATTAACACCCACAAGATGGAGTCAATGTCCTCCTTAGTTATCCATGCTGCCATGATGAGGTCTTCTAGTTCATGTAGTTTCATTTAGCTGCCTCCATATAAAGCCCAACATTACCCAGTGCATAACCAACAAAGGCTATGCCTAGTCCAGTGTTACCTTTGAATAGCAGATCCACTGCCACCACTGTATACACCACCCCAACAATTGCAATAAGCCATGCACTCATGATTTCACCTTAAACTCTTGAAGCACTCTCATAGTTGCTTTAATAAGTTCCATATCTTGAGTAGGCTCAGGCACATTACTTTCCCACCTCAGTAGGAATTCCAATTCATCTACGATGATGGCTTCAATTTCATCTCTTGTCATTTGTTTCTCCTCTTTCATTAGTCGAACATATTGATCTGTCTTAGTGCAATAGCTTCTTATCCAAGCCTTGTCACTGTCACGTTCATACACTTCATTACAGTGTACACATCTGTACTTCATACCAGCCCCCTCATTTCCTGTGTCACTGTTGCACTACGCAAAGTGTTCTTGATGTAGGGTGTTAGGCTCTGAGGTGTGGCATGGCCTGACACTGACATGATGTTGGTGATGGGTACACCCACCTCAATCATCTCTGTGATGGCTGTCCTTCGTAGGTCTTGCAGCACTAGGTCACTAGGTAGAGAGGCATCAGCTAAGATTTGCTTAGCCACCCTAGACAGATTGAATAGGCTATAAGGCATCAAGCCTCCCTTCCTATCAGGAACATTAGAGGGTGCAATGTATTGCTGCCAACCAAACTCAGCATGCTGTTGTCTCAGCATAGTTAGTAGCCCAGTGCTTGTGGGTATGGTCACCCTAGACCTACGCTTGCTTTGTTCTAAGTGCAACACACCCTTCTCTAGATCTACCTGATCCCATCGTAGCTTACGCATGTCACCCATACGCTGTCCATATTCATAGCCCATCTGCACAATGAGTCCTACATTACGCCACTTGAATGTGGAGTAGGCAGTGTTCATGAATGCTCTTACATCTTCCCTGCTCCATACAGTTCTGCGAGGCTTATCTGCCCTTCGTAGCACCTTGCTGAATGGGTTGTGCTTGATGTAGCCATGACGAATAGCGAAGTTGAATAGCAATCGATACACTGCCAAGGTGTGGTTAGCTAGGCTAACACTATGCTCAGCATGCTGTTCATATATCTTCTGACAATGCGGTGTAACTAAGTCGCCTAGCTTACACTGGTACAGGGTCACTCCATTGGCTCTGCTGTCCTGCCATCCCTGTAGGTAGTAGATGTAGTCACGTTGTGCTTTAGCACTGAGCTTGGTATAAGTTATGTTGTTCTTGTATGCCTTAACTAAGTCAGCCACCTTAGTTTTTTCAGAGATATCTTTAAGATATCTAAGTTCTTTACGCCAGTTGTCTAGCATGGCATTTAGTTCTTCAGCTAAGGCAAAGGCTTTGGCTTTGTCTTCCCCAAGCACACGCCTAGCCACCACCCCTGCATCCACTGCATCCTGTGGTGGGTTGTACCTGTACTTGGTAACACCTTCGGTGGCCTTAGCCAAGGTAACATAGCGAGGCAGGTTCATTCTTCTCTCGCCTTCATCATCTGTTCAGCAAACCAATAAGCTTTGCTTGCCACCTCAGCATGTGGAATGCTCCACGCACTGGTCATCAACACAGCCATAGCCTTAGCTGCGAAGTAGTCACGCAAGGTCATGCCATCTTTGAATTGATCAGGGAATGCTGATTGCATGTTGTTACCACTCATATAGTTTTCTGCTGTTGTAAATTTTAAATCATTCATCTGTTCCTCCTAGTACATAAAGTGCTTCAGCCATATCAATGAGTTCATCACGCTTGACAAGCTTGTCTAACCAACGGGTAGGAATACCCTTGAGTCCATACTTACGTCCTG